TGATCGACACTGTTTAAATCGTCACCACTCTTTAAGGGAGCTGTGCCACCTAAGCCATGAACTAGCACCAACTCGTTAATATAAGTGGAAAGGTTTTTATTTAAAGGAAACTGCGTGTACCAAGTGGTGTTTCCTGCGTCCCTCGTTTTAAAAAAGTTCGTGGTGGTATCCGCCCACCCCATAAAAGCGTCTCAATCACTAGGAGCTGTACTTCCTGAATTGTTGGTTTGAATCGCAAGCAACGCATTGTTTACGTCCGACGCATAAGCACTTCCTGATTGTGACGCTGAAACGGTATAATCTGCTTGTGGCATTTAAGACACCTCCTCCTGAATTATAATACTTTTCCATAACCTCGTGCGAGCCAGTCGACTAAGTGAGTATGACTACCTCCGCCATGATGCACATAGACATCAAAGGATGAACTTGTAACATTGGTAATCTCTAAGTATTCATTGGATGCAAAGTTTAACGGTGTAACCTGTATGTTAGGGCGTGCTTTAAACGGTACGCTAAACGTAACGGTGCTAGTCCCTGTTGGCAAGTTTACCGCATTGGCAGATTCTAAGCGGTCGGGCATATCGCAAGTGACGCTTAACGTCGTAACCGTAGGGATTTTAGACTGCAAGAATGAACGCATCACAAGGCGGAATCTAAACGCCCTCGCTTCATAATCCCCTGCATTTAAGGTTGACCACGCTCCAAATGAGACGTTATCGGTGGATGTTGCCACTTGAAGCTCAAGCATCCCCTGCGTGTATTCAATAAAGCCGACATCAAGAACGCTATCCAGTGTGGCGAAATCGTCCACGCCTGCGATTGTGTCGCTATCCACTGTTGCCATTGTTGGCTCTGCTGAAATATCGGGCATGAAGGCAACCCATGAAGAGGTATCGCCCATAATGTAATCAAACGTGCCTGTTAATCGTGAAACGTACACATCGCCTAAATCGATTGAATTATCAAACTCGTAATAAGCGGTATCCGTCACTAAGGGGTCGTCAATAACCAAGCCGTCAGGGATTACAATACACCCTGTTTTTGTGCCTGCAAAGGTGGGATGCTCATCTATTGTTTCTACCACGTTGATGTTAATATCGGGCGACGTGAACGTCACACGGCTTGCATCAATAGTGCTATAGGCTCCGTAAAAGTCTTTTGCCTTAATGAAATAAGTACCGTCTTGATAGGGGATTGTCAAGGTTGTGGCACTGGTGAATGTCAAGAAAGGCGTTAAATCCCACGCCGTGCTTGTTTTGTTTGGCGTGTAGCGTATTTCGTAGCCGTCTAAATCATTGTCTAAAACGGCGTCCCATGTAAAGATGAGGTCGCCCCCTACGATTTTATAATTAAAGTTTTGAACATTCGCAGGGGCTAGGTTGTTTTCCGCAAAGTCAATCGTAGCGGTAACGCTTCCCATGGCTCTGTTTTCGCTGGCTGTGGCTTGAATAGCATCTACTCTAATATCAAGGAGATTGTCTACAATGGCTAAATCGTATACAGAACTGGCTGTTTCGCCTGCATAGGTGTAATTCTCGCTAGTGGGAAGCTTCCAATAAACCGCATACCGTGTGATGCGTCGATCGGGCGATGCCGTCCATGTAAGCAATAAACGCTTCACTCGCACGCCGTCTAAGTTTTCAAAGAAACCCACGCCCTTTAAGTTGCTGTGCAAGTAAACCTCTTGACCGATTAAGGTTGTCGGCGTCTTGCCTGTGACGATGCCACGCTCGATGCGGTCGTACTTGGTGCGGTCGTACTCAATGGCGGATATTTCATACTGGAACTTTTCTTGATCCGTAAGCTCTCTTTTGCCAATAACGTAAAACTCTCTAGGAGCAAGGTTTGACGCATTAACCCCCCAAATGCTATGTAACGCAGGCGTGTTGTCGTCTAGGTCGGGTTCATCCCCTACACTAACGGTTAAGGGGGTATCAAAGCGGATATATTGCACATTGCCATAAGTAACAACGCCGTTTTGATTACACGGCTTGATAACACGCTCCCTTAGTGAGCCGTCACGCATCATAACGTACATGGTGTAAGTCTGCAAGGCATCAAAGAAGACGTCGCCGTCTAAAAGTAAGCCTTCATAACCAGTGGAGCCGATGTCGTCGTAAAAGTATTTAATCCGCCCACTTTGACGCAGGGTTTGAAAACTGGGGTCGTAGATCCCGATAACGTCCCCAATGGTAATTTCCGCCCCCTCTAAACCAGTGGTGAACCCCACGGTCTGATATTGATTCTTTTGTGTGTCGAGCAACCATGCCCCATAGCGTCGGGCTTGTCCTTCAGACGTACACCCAATAGAAGCGACGCTGGCTTGTTGATAACCAAAAAGTTCAATCAAATAAGGGTCTTCAACAGTGACGGTTGCTTGCTCGTAAAGGTTGCTAGGATCGTTCCACCGTACTTGAGCCACGCTCGACGTAGTGTCAACGGATGCCGTGGCATACTGAAACGTCACACCGTCCGAATTAACGACGTTCGCTTGTGAGAATACCGCTACAGGGTCTTTCGGCATATCCGCCGTTAGGATGATGACATCGTTGACACTGTAAACCATGCCATGAAAGACGGATGCCACCTTATTCACGATGTCGTAAAAGCTCTCGTTATTCGCAAACCAGTAATTAAAGGTATACCGTGGCTCCATAGCTTTACGCCCTGCCACAGGAACCAACTCATCGCAGTATTTAGCCACTTCATAAAAACTGTACTTGTCGATCTGTGACGCACTGATAAAATGACCGCCACCATACCGCTGGTTTGTGAGGATGTCATAAAGCACCCATACAGGGTTATTCGTCCAGTCCGTTTGAAATGTGCCGTTCCAATAGCCTAGTGGCTCGTCATAAAGCCGTGTAATCGGATCGTAAGTATTTGGGATTTTAACCTTTACGCCGTCAATCAAGTAGCCACGCTTGGGGAGGTTGTTGCCAAACAAAGATGCGTCAATCTTAATGCCTGCAATGGCTCTATTCGCATAGGTGAGCTTTGTTTCCACGCCTTCGGCATAGGCTGACCAGTATAAATCGTTTTGCAAGTAGGGGCTATTGCTGTCGTCTGTTACCCTTGTCACCTTTATATCCCACGGACTGCCCCCATTGTCCTTAGGGAGCAATACCAAGTATTCACGCTCATAGGTTGATGCGGTACGTCCTGAAATAACGGTGTCCTTGTTGACCAGCTCGTAAATCTCTGATACCGTCCAACCACTAGGGGGGGTGATGCGATACTGCCCTTGTGCAAGCCCTATAATTTCATCATCCAATTTGTACCATAAGCCGTATTGTGATTTTGTGGAGATCCCCCGACTTTCCATTTTAAGATTTTGGCTAATGAAATTGACCGTGCCGTTGTAGCCTTGCGTCGGATTATAAACCGTGTATCCTGTCGGTTCAATGCTATAATTTTCAGTAACATTTGAGCCACTAGGCATGAGCTTGTAAACCAATGACGGCGTTTCTACGTTGTCTAAAAAGTAATCTTGGCTAGGGCTATCAACACGCTTGGTAAGCACCACTCTAAAGCCCCTAGCGGTGCTAGATGTCAACCATTGACCAGCCGTTTGGTTGATGCGTTGCCACACACGCCCAAACTGCTTATAGCCTGTTTCGCTCTCGTTCACTTCGATTTTAAAGGCGACGCTCTGCCTCAATACATCACCAGTGCTTGTGTTTTGAAATTGCAAGGCAGGCACGGCGATTTTGATACGCACATAATCGGCATCGGGGTTTGTAATGGTGCGAATCACAGGGGAGGCTTGCAATACCTTAACGCCTACACTCACCAAGCTTTCCACACCACCAAAGCCCTGTATTTCGGTTTGGTCTGTTTCGCCCAGCCGTGATTGAAACTCTACCCCCTGAAAGTTGAAGCTCCCATTCGTATTTTGCAAGGATGTGTCGTTAAAATAGACGCTGTTTAAGCCGCTGACCAAGCCTTTTATTTCGCCCTCTGAAATGACTTCAAGGATCCGTGCGACGTTATTCGCCTGTAAGTCAATAGGCGACGATACAGGCGTTCTTGATTGTGGCTTTCTTGACCCACCCATTACAACACCTCTTCCGTCGTGATTGATTGACTTATGACGTTTGACCCACAATAAAAACGCCCATACGTTACAGGCACACCCACGCCTTTACCTAGCCGATTGGTTGCACCAGTAAAAAGGGTGCTTTGGCGATCTGCTGGGTTGTCCCCTTGTTGCAAGTCGCCTACTTTTGGCGTTGGTGTCAACAGTTGAGCCACCCCACCCACTAAAGCCCCTACCCCCATGCCGATAACACTCATCCCAAAAGGAGCCGTTACAGGGAAGAAAAGCATTGCCACCCCAATACCTATTAGCAACACGCCTGCAATAATGCCGATAAACTTCTTTCCATAGACGCCTTCGACTGGCACAAGGTGAATCGTATCGACGCCATCGGGCAAGCTTACATCAAAACGTGAGTCCTCTGAAAGCAAACGGCTTCTACCGTCATCCGTTAGACTGAATCGATACCAGCCACGTTTTAGCATTTGACGCATCCCCTTAAAAGTGCGTAAAAGAAAGGAAACCACTTGTTGAGCGGTTTCCGCATTTATCCGCAGGGGATTAGGGGAAAGGGTCTTTAATTTTCCATGTAAAACAATCGTCACAAGCATTTGATGCCCTCCCCTTACAGTATAACTTTTAATAGCATGTGCAAGCGTTCCATACTGGCATGGACAGGCGTTAAACGGCTTACTCCGTTCATAGGATGATGAAGCATTAAACCGTCGCCCACATAAACGCCTGCGTGTTCACCTTGACGCCCCACACGAATGACAATCAAGTCGCCAATCTCTAAAGGGCTGTCCAGTGCTTTAATCTCGCAAAGCCTTTGATGATTAAGTGTGTAATAGTAGCCATTTTTATCGTAAAAATCTCGTGGAATAATAGGGAACTCGTAACCTTTATTGAGTCTATACCAATCGGCGATAATCGCAAAGCAATCGCCCTTGCTGTCGCTTCCATAATCGCCCCACCGATACGAACGCCCTAGCAAGCTTTCCTCTGTCGCTTGAATGGACGAGTGCCAAAATACAGGGTTCACCACGTCGCTATGACTGCAATAATTCATTATCCCTTGTGGTTTGTCGCTTGATGCGAACATCTGCATATCTAGCATGGACGGCACTAATGGCTCATGTGACGGTATTGGGTGCGTGTGCAAGTAAGCATCCGCCCCTTCAATCATGGAGCCATCTACAAACTCCTCATTTCCCACTTTAACCAAGTGCCATGTACCATTTATTTTGGCAAATAAATGCTCATTTTTTAATTCATCGGCAGATCTTGCCATAAGTTGCATAGTGACGTGTTGACGGTCTGCTTCATTAAACATGGTTACGCCTCGCTAAAATTAGGAAACCCATTAAAGGGAATCGCCGTTTTAAAACGTGCCTCACAACCGCTCACTGTTTTACTGCAACGGTCTAGGGCTTGCGTGGTGACCTCATTAAACTCATCAAAGTATTGAGTCCCTGCGTAAGGGCAAGGGTTGACATCGGCAATGACAAAGCTCGATGTATCCGCATTCCAACGCCTATAGATGTGGTTACAATAGTTCACCATTTGGTTTTTGGGGAACTGCTGACGGTTTGCTAGCTCCATTGCGGTTATTAGCTCGAACTCAATAGCGACGCTTGTTTGGCTTGTAATTTGGTTAATATAAAACGTGTCATAGTTCACGAACTCATCCGTAATTGTGGGTGTGATGTCGTCTAGCTCATTACGTCGCACACGGATTCGGGTAAACTTGCAATTCTGCAAACCCCTATATTCATTGATTCCGCCAATAAGCAACGCTTGCAAGTTGGATATTACAAACGTCGGACGTGGAGCTTTACCGCTTTCAATCTCAAACCCTTGAGCATCAATAGGAAACGCCGTGTAAGTGTTGCCGTTGAAGACAATGTTTGTACGGTTTTCGTGGCATGAAGGGCTTAGGTAAATAATCCCACCGCCATAAATCGCCGTGTCGATTTGATATAACGTGACAACGGAGCCAAAGCTAGGGAGTTGAGCATCAAGCAAGGTCAAACACCTCCCTAAGCTTAAAGGTGACGTTCCACAAGTTTGCATCCGTGCCTGTAACCTGTATCGGATCTTGGCACACCCACAAACGAGCGGATGCCTCACTAGGGAGCGTGTAG